GTGGATATGTCCCTTGTCTCCTGTGCGAGAAGACATGACTGCATCACCTTCTTTAAAAACTTCCTGCTGTCTTTGTTGTTGACGCAGTGCTTCTTCTCGTAGTTTCTTAAAATCTTTCATGGCAGTCCCATCCCATTACGAACTTCTTTCATCAATTGCATTTTTTTCTTACTTGACAATGAATTTGGAATTCCTTTCTCAAAATCCTTTGTTCTTATATCTTTTGCAGCATCTCTCATTTTACTAGCAGACATACCAGCAGCACCTTCTGCATCTGGATCTCTAGTTCCAGCAGATACACAATGATAGGTGTGATAATAAAATTCCTTGCCGTTGTAATTTTCTAAGATTTCCTTGTATTTAGGTACTCTATCAGATCCAGCAACCCAAATAACTTCATCGTATTCTACTTGAAGTTTTTGTAAAAGTACAATGAATGTATTTACACTGGGATCGTACACAATGTTATTGGCATACTCAGGAAACATCTGCCTCATCCATTCAACCTTCCTTTCAAACTTTAATGGATCTTTTGGTTTCTTATGTGTTTGAGTAGCGTAGATAAAAAAATCTCCACCCCAATACCTAGCAATTCTAGCAGTATTATCCAGAAGTTTTTTGTGTCCTATTGTTGGAGGATTAAATCTACCCCAGGTAAATACTACTCGTTTCATTTCTTAGCCCACTTCTTGATTTCGTTAAAGTTTCTCTGACTAAATCCACCAAGACGTTGTACTAACTTAACTGCTTTAGCAGACTCACGAATTGCAACGTATCCTTCTTGATTACCAACTTCATACGTTCCAGTCTTTTCATCATAGTAATAAGTTCTAAACCTCTCACCTGCTTCCAACTTAGGAACAAAAATATTTTTGATATTTTGAATTGTATTATATAGTGCAACCATTGCAATAAACTCCTGCTTATTATGCTGGAGTACATCGAGTCCGATACACATTTTTTGTTTCCACTTTGCAATGGATTTTGGATCTTTAAGTTCCGACATTTTCTTACGGTACTTTCCTTCCCAGTAGTCCATGTATTCTTGATAGAACTTACTAGCACTGCCTACTTTTTGCCCCTCTCTAACTTTAAGGTTAAAGTATTGTTTTAGATAGTAAGCAAGACCCCAGTTATCAGTGTGAGATGGTGCGATCTCATTGAGGAAACCAGAGCACTTAGACAACAATAATTTGGCAGATTTTTTCCACGCTACCAATCTAGACTTCTCAGTCTTGGTAATAATCGATTGCTTACCAAGTTCACTGGTAAACGGAGAGAGAATTAAAATATCATTGTTCGAAAGATGCGATGCATCATATCCAAAATTTACCGACAAGTCTTGCACAGTATTAGCATTAGAAACTGGATATCTGGCGTGGATCACTACACACACCTTACAAGATTTAGCAGCATCATAAAGATCATCATGATCTGGAATGCAATAACTAATCAACTGAGGTTTAAAAATTACACAGTCTTCGCCATGAACATCTCGTACAACTTTTCTAGTTCCTTCGTGGTAAAGAAAGTCTCCTTGGACAACATCTTTCAAAAGTCCCTTATCGTATAAGGGTTTCATGTACTTAAAAACGTATGTAAATACTTTCTTCAATCCATCAGCAATTTTATCATTCTTGATTTCATCAAGATTCTTAAACAACTGAGGTGTTTTATTGAAAATGCCTTTCTTCGCTACAAAAAACTGACCATCAGCTGGATCAGGTCCGCAGAAAATAGCGGGGGATCCATCCCACTTGGTAGAAAACTTCTTACTATTTCTAGGATCTCCAGAAAAAGTTTTTACTAGATCATCAATATATTCAAAAGATTCTTTAACACCATCTTCCCCAAACATAAGCATGAGGTCCTCAATATGTTCAAGGTGAGTATTCTTAGCCATCAGTAGATCTTTCCGAAAGGTCCGTAATTTTTTCCTTCCTTTTTGGCAAGGAAAGTCATGTCTGCCATAAAGTTATTTAAGTCATCAGTGGGTAGAGCAAGCACTTTGTCTAACCATGTGATTTGCTGACACTTAGAATTCGCAACCCAGGGCTGGACCTCAAACAGATACTTGAGTCTACCATAGGCATCCTCTGGAGTCAAGGAATGCGTTTTGTAAATCGCAACACTGTTCCTACTGAGTCTTGTAATCTTTTGTATCCACTCAGCTCTATTTCTTTCCAGTGCATCCGAATCAAAAGGATAAGATCCCTTGTTAGTATCAAACTTTAAATTATATTCTCCCATAAGATCAACAACTTTTGATACTGTTGCTTTTCCAAGTCTCGCTCCTGTACGTGGTCTCTCAGTTCCCTCATATTTTAATCCAGACCCACTACGATCAGAACTACTATTTGCTTTCACCTGAAAAGATATTGCATCACGAGCACAATAGATAACGCTATCTTGTGCCATTATCGATCCCTTTTCTCCAGAGTCTTGATCAAAATAACATTGAGCACCAGAATATGCATATGCTTGTTTAAAGTTGGCGTCTAATCTATCTGCTATAAACTTCTCAGTAGTATTAACAGCAACATAAATCATATCCAATCCCTTAGTTTTTTTCTTTAAAGACACACCAATAATTTCATTCTGATTATATGCTTGTCTTAGGATAGAATTAAGTTGGGAAAGATTAGTTGTGATACTAACAGCCGTTGGATTTTCTACTGAGCAAGAGCTCTTAATCAAATCCATCCATTTCTTTTGATTTTTAATCAACCAAATATCAGCAGGGTTCCAATTATCTTTCTTAGAAATACCAAAGTTGTCCCTAACAAAGTCACTTATCCACTCCATAAATGACATATTTTTACTAGATTCAGACCCTGGTATATGATAATTTGTACTATTAGCATGATAAACTCCTCGGTTAAACTCAGTAAAACTGGGGTCTGATATCTTTGCTAAAAATGCCGCATTAGATTGATAAAAAGTCTCCACCCATTCTGGTGTTGGACCTTCTGGGATTTTTCCAATCAACGTCCATATATTAATCAGTTCACTCCACGTTTCTTTATCTTTGTAGATATCATCATAACTATTGAAATTTTTATTTCTCTGAATTGCTTGTCGCATTATCCATAGTGTTCCCAATTCTGCCATAGCAGTCATCGCTGCTGCACTTACTTTCTGTCCAGCAGCATTAACATTCAGTTTAGATGTTTGTACAAATTTAATTACTTGATAGTCTTTCTTAAAGTCATAGTTTTGAGAAAATCTAATCGCTATTGATTTCCCTGGTGTAAACTCATGGAGGTTTGGTTTATTTCTATATCCTTTAGCAATCTTTCCAATATCGTTGGCAGAACATTTAATAACTATTTGACTTGTTCCACTTCTATACTGATTAAAATTTGGCATAGCAATATAACTACCACTCATGTAGCTATCATCGATTTTTAATTTAGTATCATCCGTTTCTTCTTCAGTTCCATCACCAATGGCAAGAAGTTTAAGAATATTCTTGGCAGTGGTTTTATTTTTCTTTGTCCTCATGGACTGATAAAAAGTTTTGGGTGATAGATTTTGATATGCCATGAAAAAACCTCCCGTCTAATTATTTAGAGGGGAGGTTGTTGAGATAGTCTTTTTCATTTTGATATGGATGAGTCTTGCCAGACCAGATCTCATATCCTTCTACGAGATCTGGAATCAACCACTGGTCCACTCGATAGCAATACTTCCAGTTGGCAGGTTGAATACAATTCATCACAACAACTTGGAAGAATGCTACTAGGTGGATCCAGAAACTATACACCGTATTTGGTCCAGAGTTTACGAATGTTCTGGGTGATAGGCATACCGCTGGAGTAAGTCTCTAGCAATTCTTCTGTCTCTTCATCAATGATAATTAGAACAGGAGTGGCAGTCACACCATACTTCTTAGCAAGAGCAAGGTTCTCTTCTGGGATTGGTTCATCGCTGAAGTCTTCTAGTTGGACTTCTTCAATGAGTTCAGTACGCTCGTCTTTGAGAGCTCTAAAGTATCTCTTGACGAGACCACAAGGACCACAGGAGTCCTTAGTGAATAGAATAAACTTAGCGGTCATCGGTCATCAGCAGCACGGTTTTCAGAGTAGTAAGCGTCAAAGGTTCCTTCTGGATAACGCTTAGCAAGTTTTTTGATGTTAGTATCTAGGACATCTTCCATGGAGATACCTAGTGCCTGAGTAGCTTGTGCCACATACCACATGATATCACCCAACTCAATAATAAGATGCTCTCGGTTGTCGCTG